CTTGGTCTTGATATTGTCCATGACCAGCTAAAATTTCTTCTGGGCTTTGGCTAAGCATCCTTTGAAGGAAACTATTCCCTGCTCTTTCAGTGGGATGCTCTGGAAGGCCTTCTTTCATTCCGTGCTTAAGAAATTTTCTTCCAGCTTTTTCCAACGAAGATTTTTTTTCTTTTTTATCTATATCCTTTCTTAGTCTATTGGTAGCATGTTTTTCTAGTGGATGCTCTGGAGGCCCTTTCCTCCCAGCATGTTGCAACACATGCCTTATGTCTCTAGCAGCCCTAGGCTCCTCCCACTTCTCTACAGGTTGTTTCTTCCCCCAGTTGCGAAGAATATCTTTTTGTTGTTTGTCTAAAGTTTGTATTCTTTGCAGGTGAGGGTATTTTCTTCCAGCTTCTAGCTTAATTGATGCTGTATCACTGTCTTTCTCTCTTTTCTCAGCTCTTTTTTCTTTTCTTTCTAATTTCTTTTGATCATGCGTGAGCTCTACTCCCTTTTTCTTTCTTTTTTCTATATCCTCACGCTGCTTTTGACGTAGGTAAGCAATTTCAGCCTCTTTCCTTCTCTTTCGGCCAAACCCTCCTACAGAAGGGGGAACTCTCGTATCTTCTTTATGTTTATCTTGCCCATGATGCGCATGGCGACGACTATGTTTTGCCATATATAACCTCAATTTTTCTGTATGCTAACAGAAAGGAAATTTTTTAATTCTTGAAATATTCGAGGATTACCCTACCAGAAAGAATGTTCGGAAATGTTTGCCCTGACTCGATATGAATATGAACGGCAGTCACCCACACTGAGAGAAGATCTGTACCCCAAGGCCCTACAGATGGAATAGGACGCCAATCAGGAGTTTCTGTGTAAACAGTACCATAGATGTTTGCCATATCAACTATTAGAGGGATGTTGTGTGGGATATTAACAATAGTCCCTGTTAAAATAGGCGGCAATTCTATGGCCTTTCTGAAAACAAATCTTTTTATTTTAGGATTTGTCAGATTGTAAAATTGCTCTCCAGTATTTGTCTCAACCTGTTCATACTGCCCATTTTCCTTGTAATTTATTTGAGTAGCCATTTCAGTATATGTCTGGACCATCACCCTGTCTAATTCGGCAGGTTTTGCGACAGGGAAACACTTGTAGGTAGGAAGATAGGTAGAGGTCATTACGGCGTCATCCTAGCATTGGGTGAAAGATATAAGGTCATAGCATGCAGGACAAAGTCATTGTTGTTGATGTCATATGACGACATTTGTGTGGGATTCATAGTCAAATAAAGCTGAAAGTTCTGAGAGATAAATGGAGAAAAGAATCTATGCCAGATTTTATCCTGTCGCTGTTGAAAGGGGTAAAGATTTATGTTTTCTGGGCATGAAAGAACTGTATAATCCCCAATAAGACCTTCATTGGTAGGAACAAGAGGGTTGTTGACAGCATCTGTTACACTGGTATCTCTTTCATTAAGAAACACTAACGCTGAATACTGCCCAGAGGTAGTTTTATCTGTTAGAAAATCTATGAAGGGAACCCTATTTTGTTGACCACTATCATAGAAAGGGGAAAAGAACTTTGTTTTGATGCTGAAGTTTTGCATTATTGTTATGGTCCCACCACCAAGATATGTACCCCCTGCAACCAATGCTACAGGGTTTAAAGTGTTTGTGGCGGGGTCATATAGCTCAAGATAAACATTATCAAGATCTGGGGAAGGGTTTTTTAGGTGAAAAATATCTGGATTCAAAACTGAGTAATTCAATGTGTCTGGATTATTTGGTCCTAGCCCAATTATCCCATCGATCCTAACCCAATAATCTACAACTGCTGTGTTAAAGTTGTGGTTTGGAATTGTTATTTTGACATTGGCCCCAGGAGTTATGGCTACGATAGATAATGATGGGCTGTTGAGGGTTTGGGCATTCATTATTTCCACAAACCCTTGCTGATTTCCTGCTATGACATTGTCAGACGATGGAGTTATTGCAGGGGGGAATCCAATTGGCTCTTCAATATAGAAAGTACCAAAGCAAGTGTATGAATCATTAAACCTGGCATAGCTATTGTTTCTATAGTTATATACAAGCACTTGGTTGTTAAAGCAAGGATTTGCTGGATAAGGAGTAGTAATCTCTACATTCAATGTCTCTAAACCATATGCCCAATACACCAATTCTTTTGCATAGTCTCTTATTCCATAAGCCCTAAAGGGAGCTGGTTCATTTTTAAGATATTCGTCTGGAATCTTAAGGTCTATTCTCTCTACAGAAGTAGTGTCATCAGTGGTAATGCCTCGATATCCTATGGCGTAGACGCCATCATCGAATGGTATTAGGCTAAAAGTTGATGATGCACCAAATTCTGAATTAATCTTTTGAAACGCAAATGGTGTAACTAAATCTCCAGTATAAATAAGTTTCCAAGATGATGAATTAGACTTTACAAGAATAACGTCCTTTAAATATTCAACAGAAACAATTGTGTCTTGGCTTGGAATGTCAATATATCCTGCCTCTCCTACAGCCTCCAGCCAAAAAGTAGGGTTTATAGGGTCAGCATGGGGGGCATTCCATCGACATCTTTGAGGATAGTTAATAGAAGTTGGGTGAGCTCCTCCCTGTCCTTCCCATGTATTGAAAGTTAACAAGCAATTTTTAAATGGGAGCATGGCGAGACAGCTATGAAGTTCGTTATTAGCAGCGTCTACCACTGGAGAAAAATCAGTCCAAGCAGTCCCGTCGTAATATCGTATAGGGTCCCCACCTACAGCTCCATTGAAGTTCGTTGCCCAAAATATAGGATTTGGAGATCCTGGAAGGCTATAATTTGTTGACCAGAAGAGGTTTGCGTCTGTCCCTGTCCATGTTGTGCCAGGAGCTGTTAATTCCTCAAACTCAAAAGACAGATAATTGTATTGATAGGCATATTTTTGATCAAAAGCTATGAGGAAATCAAAATCAACTCCAGGAACTTCATAAAGATTTAACCCCATAACAGGCAAAAATGGAAAATACCCAAAGGTTATGTATACGTCTGTAGCTACGCCTAGAGGGGGAACAAAAGCAAGTGTTACAGCGCCAGTGACATAGTTAATAGTGCCTGTATTCCCAGCCCCATCTGACAACCCCCCTAAGCCATCATCTACAAAAACGATAGCCCCAACTGTTACAGAGACTGATTTTGGATCAATTTGAGCATATGTCTCAGAAATAGCTGGAGGAGGAGGAGATCGTACGTTTATGTTGGGGTCAGCAAATATATCCGCAATGGTATATGCAGCTCCATTAGCCTGCGTACTGAGCTTTATGTCTGTAAGCTCTCTTCTTAACCTTCCTAAAAGGAAAACCCCTCCCCTTCTCTGTACTCTTCCTCTCCAACAGTAAGCATCTTCTAAAAGAGGAAAAGCCTTCTCAGGAAGCAAAAAGGACTGGAAATAGTTTTCAAGCCCTGTATCCTGTTCATACTGTGAGATGTAATATGGCTGGTATGACATGTGAAATCCTAAAGAATTATATTGCTTAACCGCAATATAATGCCTCTAGGATTTCAATAAAAGACTTGTCTTACAAGACTAAAATTAGCGTGAGGCTAGAAACCACCAAATAGGTTTCCAAATGGCCATTGCGAAAGTCTATCTTGCTCTGAATATATAGTCGCAGCCCTTTCACTTGTCTGCTGCACGATAGTTCTTCTTTGGCAAAGTTTCAATTGCTCCTGTAACAAGGGACGAAACTTCATCAAATTATCCATATCCCCAGCATCAGCAAATATTTTATCTGCAGCGCCATAGGCTAGGAGTTGCCAAAGCTCTCGAAGTTGAGGAACAAGGGCGTTATCTCCAGCAGTAGCAGGGGCAACAGCTAAGAAGGCTGTAGGATACTTGTAGGCCTCAAAACTTACTGTATAAGCTTGATCTGGCACAGGATAGAGGATAAATTGATCTTGGTAGAAGACTACACTTTGAGGCCTTGAAGCTACATATGGGACGTATTGGCAGTTGATAGGATTTCCTGCAGCGATCGCCGTTGCAAAGCCTGGAAGAGCGTTGATGGCCACCTGGCCTGTGATGTAGTTTATCGTCCCTCTAGCGTTGGCTGGCAACGTGGAATTGTCGTTAGGATCAAACAAAAGCCCTATATTGCTATGTCCATTTACAGAAGATCCCCCATCATCGACTAGATTTATGCTTCTGCCAGTAGCGTCTTGCCCACTAATAAGTACATTCCAATTGACTTGTGAGGCTGGGATGTCAGTACCTGGGACCCCTATAACATAAGCAACAGAGGGAGTGTAGGCCCCAAAAGGGTTGGGCTTAAACCCTGGCATAACAGGGGTGTTTGTCAACGTAAAGGCATAAGGACCTTTTGTCCCATTTCCCGTCGTCACCTGCTGTTGAAGAAAGTCAGGTTGTGGAGTAATCCTAAAGAAGTTATTTCTACTCTGAGTCATGTAGCTTTGGTAGCCTCCAATATATACTGGAGGCATATTTGTCAAGTACAATTCCTTAGGAAAGTCATAAACAGGAGTGTTGGCATTCGTTACAAACTGATAGTTATATCTAAAACTTTCCATCCTCAACTCTTCATTGAGGTCAAAGATGTAGTATGTATTGATGTATTGATCAATTTGAGCATCAGTGATTTGGGCAGTATTTGGCCTGCCTGTTATCCTTCTGACCTTATTTCTAATATCTAAGAGCGTAAAAGGGACTGACATAATACCTTAGATGGGTTAAGGGAATATTACAGGGTTTAGGGGGTAATTAGGTGATGGAGGAGTGCCAAAAATCTCTGGAACTATATTTCTATTGTTCACAGTAGCACTTGTCAAGGTGAGCGCTATCTCTCCTACAGGAATTACTTGCCCTACAAATTCATTGTCTTCTGGAAAGCCAATGCCAGGAGTGTAAGTGTCAAAGGAAGAGGAATCAATTGGCAGTGAGAAGGTTGTAGGACTAAGGACAGTGACTTCCCCCAATAGCCCATTGATTTGTGGCATGCCTAGATAGTTAACATTTGCCTTGAAAGGAAAATATTCTTTATTGGAAGGGACAAAAACCCTGACTACCAACCCATTCTTGTAATTATGAGGATTGTACGTAGTTATGATAACAGGCAAGCTCTGGGAGATGGCAGAGATAGCCTGCTGATTGGGATAAAAGTAGTCAGGAGCAGTCATATAATTTTAACCTTCTGGATCGAATATAGTGCTCTCAAAGCCAAACCTGCGAGTCCACTTGGAAACTCCAAGAATAGGAACTGGAACACCCATATCATCCTCCCTACTAGCTGGCATAGGTTTATTGCGGTCCCATTGGAAATTATGAGTGGGCCAAGCACAAGTGTTAGTCTTTGTAGTGCCTCCTCCAGCTGAGGCATCAATACCATTGAGATGTCGCGCCACATATAAAGGAACTTCATACATTTCATTATCAACCATTACTTTATCAAATGGAGGGATTCCTGGATATTTCCTAATCTGAACTCTCAAATTCCCACCTGGAGCCTCGTAATTACGAAATCGCCCTTTTACGAGTTTGGTTTCTTCTTCAATGAGCTTGTTAAGTTTCTCTTTTGCAAGTTCTTTTTTGCTTGGAAGAGTGATGACGATCAGCTCCTCTTTTTTAGTAAATGGGTTAGTTGCTTTAACTTCTTCACTTGATTGTGAAGCCATTTCTTTCGTTTCTACTTCATCTAACTTTTCAACTACTTCTTTCTTTTGACGCGACATGAAACACCTCTTGTTTTAGGTTTCAAGCGCAATATTTCAAATATTCCCTATTTGTGGAAGAAATATTTTACTTTACATTGGTTGAATACAGAATTTAGCTGGGCATGAGATGGAGGCCCTAAATTCGCACAGAATCGAGCTACAATCAATTATCTTGGTCAAGGCAGTATTTACCCTGCCAAATCTAGATCGCTTAACCTAGCGCAAATTTAAGCGTATAAATACAATTTTAAAGAGTATTTAAGAGTATCTCCCTCACAAATGTGCTAAAGAAATTACAAATATCTAAGAATAAAAAAAGGGCCCCTCAGAACGAGAGGCCCTAACAAATCAATCAAATCTAATGTTAGATCGACTGTCCTCTACGTGCAATCCACTGATATAACTTACCAGCAGTTTGTACGCCTGTGCCAACGATAATCCCTGTGATGGAGATATTTCGTGTAGCATCATCAAGGAGATTACCATATGGCTGTGCAATCGTATTGATTGCAGCTTCGCCAATAGGTACAACTTCTGGCACCCCTATAGCAAGAGCAGCTGCTGCGCTTGTTGCGAATGCAAAAGGAGTGAAGGTTGACGAGTCAATATTCACCGTGATGGTGTTTGTCGAGCTCGAAATAGCCGTGCCTATAGCTGTGATGGTGCCTTGGAGACCATTGATCTCTGGCATCCCCCATCCAGCTGGCATCGATATACGCACTTGCTGTCCCACAGTGTAGTAGTGTGTGACGTTAAGAGCGATAACTGTTGATACCCCTTGGGTAATAGCAACAATTCGACGTATAGGAGGATAATAGCGAGGATTAAAAGGTATAATCCTTACAAAACCAGCTGTTGCGGCAGCAGCGAAACCAGCAGCAATCAAGTTGTTGATTGACTGTGTGACGCCAGGATTGACAGCAGAAACTGTGAAGTCCCAGCCAGCAATCTGCAGCATTCCTGTGGTCCCATAAAGCCTGATGACATCGCCAACAGCAGCTGTTGATGCAGACGATACTACAGCAGGAGATGCCGCAGTAATAGCTGTCACTGCAACAGGAGCCCCTGGAGTTTGGATTCCACTATCTTGGAGGAATGTGAATCCATTCGTTGTGATCATTGACTCAAGAGCCAATGTCGCAGCACCATTTGTCTTCAGGTTGAGATAGGCAGACCCTGCAGGTAGAGCACTATATCCTTTCGCTCTCATTACCTGTGTTGTCGCCCCTGCATCGCCAATATCTGAGATGTTGACGAGGTCAAATAAATCATACCCACATGGCAGCGAGATGTATCTCGGTAGCCCATCGGAGGTAAATGTACTTGTTAAAAGGCCATGAATAGAAGTACTCATTTTTTTATCCTCCTTATGCCAATGTGCATCGTAGATTTAAAAGCCACTGATCGTTGAGGATACGAGGAACCTCAGCGAATACGAATCCCACACTAGCATTTTGGGCTAGAGCGCCGCTAAAAATGGGCGGACGGTATATGAACCGTGCAGAATGCCCATCTTGTTCGATAGCTGCGAAACTTTCTCTGCCACAACAGAAAATATTGTAGCAATCAGCTCCAAGCATTGACGCGTTAGGAGTTACAGAACCGACACTAGAAAGTAAAAATCTAATATTGGCGCATGTACCCCATTCTGCATCGAGGGTGGACTGTTGATTAGGGTAGTTCCATTTCTGGGTGAATCCATTGACATTGTCCAACTGCCCTATGAGGTTTGTGTGGCCAAGGCCAAAGTAAGCGTCGCGTACTGGCGCTGTTCCAAATCGATTTTCCCCTTCGACTCCCGTCAAAAAGCTGTAGGCATTATTCCCACGTAGCGTTCTGACGACGTAGTCTACGTCTGTGCGTGTGATTTCTGTTGGGTTATCACCATCATTACCACCGACACAGTTCACTAATGTCGCTGTTGCGCTCAGCATGTCCCGCATCAACTGATCTTCAGTTTGACGGAGAGATACCATTCTGTTACTTTTGTGACCAGTCGGTGACAAATCGTCACCTACTGGCGGGCCGACTTCTTCGAATCAGCCTCAGCGATTTTATTTATTGTCGCTGTTCAGACTATCGCATCTCCTTTCGGAGCTTTCTCATTTAGTCGTTCAGGCTGGATAATTTTTAACAAATCGTTCTTGAACTTTTCTTTGTCACATTTATTATTGTCTGTACATGTGAGGGTCATACAATAAAAAGCACCACCACCGTGTAAGGTTAATGATAATTCTCTTAAAAGTTCATACATACAATTGTTACATAACATATCCTTGCCCCTTGTCTTCCATGCTTATGCAGCTTCCTGGAGTTCCAAGTCAATAAGAGAAAGTTTATCCTGGGCATACTTTTTACCCAGCCTTTGCGTAGCTTCATTTAATACAGGATCTTGGTTTTGTAAGGTTACCTGCTCGTTGAGCAATATGTAGGTACCGTAAAAATCCATTTTCGCATCAATATTCAATGCGGTCAAATTTTGGGGCGCTGGGTCTACACCCAAGTTCCCCAACGGCACAGGACAAGTTGCCAATGGATTATACCGTCGCATTCTACAATTTTGTTACTTCCCATCGCTGGGAGGTGAAGCCTATTGCACTTCACTCACTGCATTTCTGCAATGTTCAGAGCACCGCATCCCCGAAGGGTCTTCTCGCTTGCTACGTTCAGGCTGTATGTGTTATACTTGCCCCTTGTTGCCTCCAGCATTACCTGGTAAGGTTTTCAAGTCAATCAGAGAAGATTTATCGACCCCTAGACTAGTTAAGGGTCGTACCACCATTACGTGGCATTTGCTTCAGTTCGGCCGGGATCTTATGGATCATATAAGGCACAGGAACTGAAAGCAACTTGTACGAGAAGGTCTGCTGGACGGGAGCAGGGAGCGTACTCGTGGTTGTTATACTCATTTTTTTAATCTTTTGTAAAAAAAAGACTCAAAAACTAAGAAGCCTTCATCGCTTGTTGCATTTCCTTCCAAAGCTCCTTTCGAAGCTCTGGCGTCAGGCCGTTATCGAACTTATGTACTTCGCCTATAGCGCTGGATTTCGTCACAGTTTGGACTGAAACAGGTTTGCGGGAATTTTCTAAAGCTTTAGCTTTTTGAGGCTGTAATCTTGCCATATCCCCTATCCCTTGTTTCTTGAGCATTTTATAGGCTGCAACGGCCTGAGCGTACGGATCTTGCGCCAAGGCATATAAAGACATTGCTAGTTCTGGGTCTTGTGATTTCAATGTTTCTACATTTTCTCGAGTTACTACGTCATCGAAGTCTGGGAACCTATTCTTTATTCTCTCATCAACTGTCGAAGCATCCTTCTCTCTGATTGCCTCCTCAGCAACTTGTCTGGCCATTTTTTCTGCTAGGCCTCGTGCCTGCTTTGCTGTGACAATGTCATCATCTGCCAGCTTTGCCAAGTCATCTTCTTCTAAAGGCTCTTGATGTTGATATTGGAGCCTATTGATAAGTTCTTGTTGTTCTTCAGATCTGCGTTCTAACTCTTGCATCTTCCTGCGTGCTTCTCTCCAGTTGTACTCTTGATCCTTGATCAGAGGCTCTTGAGGTACTGTAGGGGCCTCTTGCAGGGAGTCCTGCTGTTCTGATTCAGTGGGGAGAGCGACTTCCACATCTGTAACGCTCTGTTCTACTTCTTCAGCCATTAGCATTCCTTAGGGTTGGGGAACCCTCGTTACACCTATTTAAAAAATCCCTTGACTCTGAAGCCAAGGGCTCCCCTTTTGGGGGGATGTTTTGTTGAGTTAGACTTTGCGCAGTCAACGAATGTTTTTAACTCAACAATTTTCTTGATAGCTGAAGTGGGGAATTCTGTCAAATATTTGTTTACATAGACAGAAACTGTGTATGTGAGTAGACTATGGTGAAAAAAAATGGAGGGTTTGTATGTGGATCAGCGTTAAAGATCGGTTACCGGAAGAAGGAATTGATGTTTTAACATGTTGTGTTAGCAAGGGAGGTGAAAATACAACATTTGAAAAATATGAGTCCTATCATGCAATAGATAGACTACTTCCAGTTGGTTTTCGTACGGATGTATTATTTTATGCCACTGTAACGCATTGGATGCCGTTACCTCCACTACCGGAGCAAGACAAAAAGATGTTTTCCAGATTGCGGCGTTAAGCCAGGAGAAGCTCATTTACCAGGTTGCGACGTTGAGCGATGTTCTCAGTGCGGATTTCAATTTCTAACATGTCGATGTAAAAAAACGTGAGATTTTTAGGAAATGACACCTAAAATAACAAAAGAAGAATACCTAAGGGCTATCAGTGAAGGCTTTGCTCTTGGCCTATGTAAACTTGTTTATAGCGGAACCGATATGCCAGCAAATGATTTCTTTGATTTTCTTCAAAAAGGCGTAGCAGATGGAATTGAAAGAATTGGTTGTGATAGACAATCATTAAAAGATAATTTACTTGAATAATGGAGTTTTATGTGCATGAGGAATTGGATTTTTGATTTATTGGAATATAGACCAATCAAACGAGTAGGAATCCCTATCCATTTTCCTTGTGAAGCACTCCTCAACCCATTTCACGAGCTCAGAGTCATAGTTTTCTGGACATCGTGCGATTGACAAGCATTCATCGAAGGAAGGAAGTGACCACAAACACTTGATTTGCCCTTTGTTGCCATCTATAAGATATAAGGTTTTGGTGTAGTTGCTATATTGCTCCATCATATCGAAGGCATGAGGAGGAGTTTGCCTAGCTACAAACCAGTTCCTGAGAATGTTGTTGGCCCAGAACTCTTTCTTTGTAAGGACAAAAATGTAGAAAGGACTGTCGAATTTTGCCTGATTTTCCTCAATGGTCTCTTCCATGAACTTAGCATAATCTGGACCAAATGCGTCTAAAGTTTCGCCAACAGTCTGATCAGCTTGTGGCTTAGAGAGGATGTCATATACAGCTTGGCCTACACGCTTGCCTTTGTATCCAAATCTGTTGTAGGCATATTTGTCAGGTTCTGCGAGCATGGGGCCTCCTTCTTGCCATAGTCAAAACAATTTTCTAATTCATTTCCCCATATGTCCCAGTTAGGAGTTTTTTGTCGAGCAAATAGTTCAATGCGAGGGAGGTTGCCATGAACGTCAACGATCATGTCACGAAATTCTGCTGGCTTTTCTGAATGATTGCATATTCTTGGCTGTAGAAACCAAGCTGAGTCCTTTCTTTTGACAAAACCAATTTTCCCCTTTCAAAAGTTCTGAAATCGTCCAACTGCCCCCATCCACTTCCCAAGGAGGATCTGCATAGATGATCTGATAAGTATGTTTTGGGATTTGGTCAAAGCCAACGATCACTGCCATGCTCCCTCCTCCTAATCTAGCTAAAGCTCTACTTGCCTCTGCCAGCCTTATGGGCCGCTAGCCCTACCTTTGAACTGACGGGCTTAAATGCTGCGATAGTGGGAAGCTTAGCTGTTTTAACTTTTTTCTTTGCCGACAGCGCCAATGATTTAATTTTAGCCATTAGCAGCCCCTTTTTCCCTTTTTCATTGAACTCATCAGCTTTTTATCTTCTCTAAAAGCTTTTTTCTCTTCTTTCATGTCCTTAACAAGATGTTTTTCTACTTTCTTGCCTGGCATAGCCTTCTTCAGCATGCCGCTAAACATCTTTTTGTCAGCAATAGCGTCGTCATGACCTTTCATATTTGTCCTTAGTGTTGTAAGTAAGGGCCTGTTAACACAGTTTTTTCCATCTTTTTCTTCTTAGGAGTTTTAATGCCCTTACTTTTCATTACTTTCTCAAAAATCTTCTGGGCTTTTCCTCCTGGCCTTAACATGACCATGATCGATGCCCTCTAGTGTTGATTAGAAATGTATTTCTTTGCTTTCCCGACAGACTTATCAATCGTTGAATCGATTTTATCCATGGTGTCGTCAAGATCTGCATTCTCATGAGAATTTTTTTCATATTCCTGCATCTTCACTTCTTGTGGAAGATTGTCATATGATGTTTTATCATGCCCAAAGTCTTTCATTGTTTTTCCCATAACCTTATTCCTCCTTAGGAACAGTTTTGTGTATAATTTATTTAGATGCTGTAGGAAATTTGTGAATAGGCTCTAAGTGCCTAAACTTCGCAGGCTTGCCCTTACCGTGGTCAATGCAAGCTGCTACCCCTGTAAGAGTGTCGTCGTAGTCTTCGTCGAAGGTATTCGACTCATTGCATTTTTTTATAATCACATTTTGAGGCAGATTTGAATAAGAAGTGGAGTCATCGCTAAGGTTTTTTTGATCTCCAGACGATTTCGACATATTTTCCTCGCTAATAATATTTTTGCTTTACAATTTGCAGTCTATTAAATCGAAGATTTTTTTTGCTATCGACAAATGACAAAAACTTAAAAATTGCCAAGGTCTTGAAGTGAGCAATATTCGTAACTACTGTTGTGGCTGCTGTGGCTGCTGCATCTGCTGTTGCTGCGCCGCCATTTGCTGTGAATGCTGTTGCTGTCGCATCTCCATATCTTTTTGCTGCATTTCATTTGCTTGATGTGCTTGCTCTTGAGTGTGCATTAATCCCATGACCTTCATAATTTGATCAATGTCAGTGCCTTCGATCTCTTTAGCAGCAAGGATGAGTTTTAATACAGCCTCAACTTTGTCAGTCTCACCCTTCTCTAACTTGTTGATAGCCTCTGCCTTATCGAGCTGAACCTTGCTCAGCCTCTCTTGAGCCATGGCATGTTGTGCCTCAGCAAAACCTAGCTTGGTCTCGTTATCAACCTGTGAAGCCTGCATTTGAGCTTGCGCCATGGCCGCGTCTTGTTGCTGCTGTTGCTCTTGCTGCTGCTGGATAGTTGCCATGGTCTTATCTTTATCGGAGAACTGCACATACTCTAGGACATCGCTCATGGGGATAGGAACACCCATTTCGAGAAGATAGAGCCTCTGTTGAAGAGCTAGTCGCTTTTGAGTGGCTGTTAACGGGGCCTCTTCAATCACGGCATCATATTTGCTGAAAGCCCTGTTGTAGAACTCTTGTGAAGGCTCTTCTCCAAGGATTCTCGAGACTTTTCCTGGGGTCCAATTAGCCTGGATCATCTCCAAATGTAGTTTACCTAACAACTTCTGCGATTGATCTAAATTATCAAAAAGTCCTTGAAGTGTTACAAGCCCTGCACCTTGCCGTAGCATTGAAAGGATCCCAGCTTTGTCATCTGTTGCTGACCCTAGGAGTTCTTCTGAAACCCCAGAGATTTGCTGCAACTCATTGCCTAACATCTCAGACAATTGAAGCATGCTAGGAGGCACTTGTGGAGGCAATATCTGCTCTGCATCTGTCATTTGGGCTTCAGACTTGATGGCAAGACCCCTCCCCTGTCCTTGCAAAAATACGTCTTTAGGATTTACTAATGCATTTTCTTTATACTTCCAACCTGAGTTAATCTGGCTCTCGAGTATGTCTAGTGAGGTTATGACTCTACGATTGTATAAGTATTGAGCATCTCTAATGCCCCTAGCAACACCCTGCACCCTCCAGGGGAAATAAGGAATTTCGGGCATATAGTACGCCCACACAGGCACGAAATTATAATTATCTATGCCCATAGGATTAGGGCCGTGGTACATCACCTTGCCTTGGACTACGATAGCGAGTTTTACAGAAGGAATTTCATTTTTTACTACGATAGTCCCTTGATACATATGAAGGAAGTCGCGAAGATCTTCGTCATCGCCTTTCCACTCAATTGTCTCCCCTGTTTCTGTATCAACAATAACTTGCTGACTGCGAGTAGACATGTACCAAAACTCATCATAAATAAATAAATCTTGCTGCCCATAGGCATAGCTCTCAGGCATGAAATTGAACTTGCCATCTTTGGTACCACACCCAGGAAGATTTTTGATTTCATCTTCTCGCCCTGGAAGAAGGGTCATGATCTGGTTTCGAGTCAAGTATTTTCTTGTTCTCAAAGATTGGCAGTCACTCATATCTTTTTTCTTGAAGTATGGGTCAATGAGATATGCTGAGTATCCTACGTTGTCAACCTTGATGTCCCCATTAACAGGGTCTGAGGTGTAGTCTAGATAGGTTGAAAGCAAGTTCATCCCTCCGATGACGGCGCCCTCAAATGCCTCTGAAATAGTCTCCAGGACGTTGCCATGAGTGTTGACATGATAGAGGAGTTTGGTAAATTGATCAGAGGTTTGCTGTGAGGATTGCTCGACTGGTGTTACCATCGTACTCTTGCGATGCTGCCGCTGGTACCCTGTGATCATGTTGATGATCCTACGCATACGATTAAAGTTAAATTGACGGCGACGAAATGCTGGCCCTACCCCATAGACAGAATCAAAAATTGTCTGATCTCCAGCCACAAACCTATGGTCAATGTCACTTTCGCTCCAGAAACTCTGGTTAATTGTGATGTATTTAGCGTAAGTAGTCTCCATCATCTGCAAGATGTTGTGATCATTATCTACGTAATAAGAGTCTGAAAGTTGAGGAAAGAGTGTCATAAGCCCTACCGGTTGTATTATTTTCTTTACAATACTAGCCTTGAGCAATTTCTTTCAAAGTAAGTGATTTTTAGCTTGAAAATAAAATTGTGTAGAGGCAACGTGCGGAAAATATCATCAACTTCCACATTGTCTAAGGAAGAAGAGTATATATATGTATCATCTTCATCAGTCTATGTTGATCCTGTTGACAATGCTCATTCGTTCACTGAGAAAGACTGTTCAAACCTTTGTCGACAGGTGTTGATATGAAGAGGAGGGAAAGGCTCTTGAAGAAGATTGTCAAGAGAGCCATGAAGATATGGGACACTCCGAAAGGAAAAGTAAGGTTGTACCATAGATGGAACAAGCCATCAGATCTTGTGCCACCAAACATTGAGGGACTAAAGGGGCTATGAAGATAGCGGCAGATTCCTCTTTTGATTTTTACGAAAGAACCCTAGACTTAGGGCAACGATGTAGCCCTAGGCAACAAAACTTGGAGAAAAAATGGATAAAATAGCAAGAGAAATGACTGATGAGGAAAGAGACTACGTGTCAAAACGATCTGCTGAATACTTGTTAGCAACACTTGAGGCTTATAACAGAGAGCTCGAGCAAGCTGCCACGACTCCTGACAATGCCGCGAGCGAGGCTACAGCAGCCTGCAACACCCTGCGCCTACTTACCTTGAGCGTTATAGGATCGATCGCTGGGTCACGGGAAGACACTATCCGATTGTTAATAGTTCATATCGAGGCTTTGGATGAGATATTGCTAAACCTTGAAAATCAGGCAGACTACACAGCCCAAGAAGCCACGGAAGCAGCCGAGGAAGAAGCTAATGAATAGTTATCATAACGCCAACAAGAGAGCATGCTATAGATGTTATGGGGAGGCCCGAGACTTGGTACTCAAAAGGAGGAACGAGCTCTTAGATCAGTTTGCAAAGGCAATGTGCGAATCAGCAGGAGATGCCCCTCTGACCGAATCTATAGCTAGGATAAATGCAATAGCATTGCTCGCAGGCTATGTGCTAAAAGATCTGCACCAACAGGGCGTCGATGTCGGATCTGTATGGCAGAGATGTTCAAAGCTAACGCAAGATACGCTCACGTTAGAGATAATGGAGCACGGCGATTAGACTTAGCTCATAGGACAGAGAATAGGAAGCGCCGGAAAAAAGGAAAACAGGAGAAGATAGTGGAGCGCAATAGATCTTTAACATCATTAAAGAAGAAAACATTGAGTCACGGGGAAAGAAAGGCAATAGTATCTATAGCACGGAGCATAGAAAAGAGGCTAGCAGCACCCAAAGATTGTAAAGAATTTCATTACTCGAAGTCCTCAATTATAGTGGAACTATCTCAATTGCTAGGATCGATCATGGATTATAACATATATGTCCAGACAATCCCCGCACTAAAATTTGATCCATCATGGGAGGTCAGAATCGTCCCCCCATATATGGGCGCCATGGTAAGGTTCCTCGTGAAAAATAGCGCAGGCCAAGGAGTTAGTGTCTATCTTGATTGCCACAATGTCTTAGGTAACGCTGTAGGGCCATACTGGGAGATATATCCCTATCAAGGTGACACCCACAGAGTGCCTATGGATGACACCGACGAGCTTATGCGATCTATAAGATATGCCTTAGAACATACAAAATAAGACAGGAGAAGATAGTGGAGCTAACGCAATCCTTGACAATTTTCTTTTTGAGTTGCAATATCGTATACTTATACCGCATGATCCATATTTTGGACGCAGAAATCCACGATCTAAAAAGGCAAAACAAGAAATTGTATGAACGCAGACCAGACCTATATACTTACACTGAGTGACGGAGAGCAATACTCCTACAGCTTTAGCCACCATATCCCTGCTGAGGTAGGTCTGTAGGCTTTTGAGGCTTGCCTAGATGTGTGAAATCGCTCTTCTTCTTTGCCGTCACTTCCCATTTCTCAAGGAGTGCCCTCACATCAGGCTCTGAGGACGTAAAGTTGATCTCCTCTTTCTGCCCTAGATAAAATTTCCCAAGCCAAATAAGCATCGCAGGATTGCCCTCAAGGGCCTTTTTCCACTGTGCTCGCCGAAGGGATTGTTTGCCTTCTTCTCTGCCAATTTTGATAACTTCCGAATAACGATTCTCCAGCGTATCAACAGAGCATTTCATTACAGCAGCGATTTCGCCCATTGTGCATTGAATACTCGCCAATTTATGGATTTGTCCTTCGTCAAGATCTAATTTAGGTCTAGCCATATTGTGCCCTCAAGCTATATTTCAGAGCATACAAGATTAAAGAATTATGTCAAGAGATTATTTTTATTCATGTAATGAGACGATATATCTTGCCTTTATTCATGAGGTCATGGGATCATGGGTTCATGAGCAATGGTGAGTAGCTCATACAAAAAAACGGAGGAAAAATGAGGAAAAAAAAGGAAAGACTAGAAATGACAGACTTAGAAATGGAAACCCTGTTCGGCCAATCTTTAAGAGAACATTTTGAACAAAAGGATCATTCAGAATGGTTTACTTGGAATGAAGACGAATATCGTGAATGCTACAACGAAGACGGAGTGCTGATGTCGATAACTGAGGAAGCGCTCGAAGGCGATTTCACTAAAACAGATTTTCAGCCGTTGTGGGCTGATTAAATTGAGGAAAAAATAAAAACGTGTTAAGACAACAAAAAACGGAGGAAAATATGGACCAAATTAAATTTAGCCAAGAGTATACTCGCTCAGGGCAAATCTATTACGAGCCTGCTAACGCGGAGGCGTGGGACTTGATGGATTTCCTCGGGCAAGGATCTGGAGCTCTGAACGAGATTAGGGCCGAAAAAGTATTTTCTTGGCTAGAAAAGCTAGGCCACGAAATCAAAATTGTACAGTCAAAAGAATATTCAAAAAGTGTGGGGATGTAAAATGAGAAAAATGATAAAAGGAATTATTTACAATACAAAAGACATGGAATTACTTGGATCTTATAGTAGAGATTGCCTCAGTAATCCCGATGGATCATCTATAGCTGCTATCTTAAGCATTTATGAAGAAGGAGAAACAATTATTGGGGTCTATTACACAGTTATGAAAGATTTTAAAGAGTATCAAGACTTGCCATTTCTTGATATAAATTGGATTACAGACGAAAAAGACCTTAAAAAACTTTCAAAAGAAATTATGCTTCCAGAAGAATATAAAACAATTTGGGGGAGGGATGTAAAATGAAAAAAATTATCAATGGCAAGAAATACGACACAGAAACAGCCGAGATGTTAACAGTGGTGGAAAAGATACATGGAACCCACACGCTATATAAGAAAAAAAGTGGAGAATTTTTTGAACTTTTCTTCTACAAAGCAAGTGGACTTGGCATAGAGTGGACAATAAACCAAGGAGAGTTGCAATATCGGTACGTGGACTTCCTGTCAGTCGATGCGTACGAAAAAATATTTGGGGAAGTCCCAGAATAAAAACCTGTTGTCTGATAATGTGGTCTGTGTTACAATTCGTCATAGCGTTGTCCTATTATGGTGGAGGCTTTTTCGCGGCCTCCACCACTTCATTTCTTTGCCCGTCAGCAATCAGCAAAAAACCCTCCTGAGCCATTAGCGCCCTTAGCCTCAAAAGCCCTCGACAAAACCTCAGCATTATACCCAACAAATACAGCGGGGACCCCAGCATAATTTACGCTGCACAGCCTATGTGCTGGCCCATCAGCTCCACGGTCATATCCCGTAGGCCCTCTACATCCCCCATCTTGGGGATGAGCTCCAGCCCTGCCGCAGCAATCATATTGCCCTGGGTTGTCGTAGTCTACGCGGCCAGCCCCCCAATTCTCGCCGTCCTCGTTAGCCAGGATTTTTGTCACGGCGCAGAAAATCAAACAACTGCAGAGGATAGAAGTCTTTCCTCGTTTCCAAAAAATATACTTGATCATCGTCTTCATCTCTATACTCCAGGCTTAGTGTTTTTAGATTTTTTCTCGCAGATTTCATTACCTCGTTGATGCTGTCAAGAAACTCTTCAGATTTTTGGCTATGCCCTCCGAAATCATTGCATCTCTCATCGGTCTCATTTGGTACTCCTAGCATGCTCTGCCTCCATTTTTGTTGTTGGGAAAAATTCAGGGTTTAAAATATTCATGCAACCCCTTTCAATTTTAAAAAAATTCATTTGCCCTTTTGTTTTGAGAAATGTACATGCTGCGAGATCAAAATCTGCAAATTGGCAAGGCTCCCTGATGCTGACAAAATAATAATCTCCATTGACGGCGATATCCAAGGTGACCACGTATGACCTGTCAAATGAAGTGGCAGAAATGTGGCAAAAATTTAGGCCTGAAACAAGGGCGATGAGAAGGGTCTTAGGCATAAATCCTCCTTGATTTTGTCATGTCAAATCAAGGAGGATAATTTTGAGCAGAATTTTAGTCGATGTTTTTCTTTGCCATCGAGGAGCGCCAACACGAAATTTTATCAATTAGGCGAGCTTTGACTAAAGACATTATGGCATCTTCAAGCCATTTGCTTGACATTTTTTTCTTTTTTTTCATAAAATCTCGATAAATTGTGAGTGTTCTTTATCAAATCTTAATCTAACATTCCCCGTAGGCCCATGCCTATTTTTTAAAATATATACTTGAGCCTCACCTGGACGGTCATGCTCATCGTAAGCATCCCTCCTGCTTAAGGCAATCACAAGATCGCTATCCTGCTCTATAGACCCAGACTCTTTGAGATCGCTTAGCTGGGGCAAGTGCCCTACTCTGTCATCAACTTTTCTTGAGAGCTGAGCGAGGCAGATGACGGGGATGTTTAATTTTTTAGCGAGGGCTTTGAGGGTTCGGGTGAAGCTTTCGATTTCAAGTCTTCGATATTCTGGCTTGTCTTTTGAAGTGATTAATTCTAGATAATCTACAAAAATAGCTGAGATATTAAAAACTTCTTTTGCTCTTTTTGATTTTGACACTATATCATCAATCTTAATTCCACCCTCATCATCAATCAATAACATAGTCTTATCGATCTCATCCCCAGCTTTGACAATCTGCTCAAAATCATATTCTGTAAGCGTTGCCATGCGGATGCTTTGATGGTCCACTGACGACAATTGAGAGTATACTCTGTCTAAAATCTCCTTATAGACCATTTCGATCGAAAAAAAGTACACAGGCTTATGGGCCTTGGCCATTTTTACGGCCATGTTGATAGCTAGCACAGTTTTCCCAATACCTGGCCTAGCTGCTATAGTGATAAGTTTCCCGCCCTCTATGCCACCTGTTAGCATGTCCAATGCATCTATGCCTGTGGATAGATATACCTCAGGGCAGTCATCGCTCATTTTTTTTCTCAATTCGTCGACAAACTCTTTTTTCAAATCAAAGAAGTCAGAGCCTAACTTTCCCTCAATGTTTTCATCGATTATGTCTATCATTTTTTTGATTTCTCTCAGCATTTCTGAAGCATTTTTTGTGTCTTTCTGCTCTAAAAGCGCTGAGATTCTTTTGGACAAAAGCTCAAGTACTCTGTAAAGGGAGTAGTTCTTGACAGTTTTTATATAATCTCCCAAATCATCCTTGGTTGCGACATAGGCACCAAATATCTCAGCAAGTCTAGGGACCCCTCCCATGCCCTCAAGTAGGCGATGCTCTTTGAGTTTTATAGCTACTTTTTCGAGAGTAGGATGCGATCCAGCCTCATAGAGCTCTCGCAACACAGAAAATATAATTCCATGATCTAAAATAGCAAAATCTTTTTGTTTTAAATTTTCAATTCCAAAACTTAAATTGTCGTCATTTAAAATCATTCCAGACAAAACTAAAATCTCAGCATCTATACAACAATTGTTTTTCATTGATTTTTCCTCAGATTGCAGCAAATTTTGAACACATAGGGGACGAACTTAGAAATTCTTTTCCCTTGCCAAGACTCTGTGTGGGCAATTTTTATGGCGTTACATACGAGAGTTTGGGAAAAGCCCAAAAACCAACGAATATCGTTGGGATGGAAAAGGTATTTTTCGCCTCCGATGGGGATAGGAGACTTCAGCAAGTCGGCAGTCTGTTCGGCCATTTTTTTAGGGCCAGGCGTTGGAGGTGGCCCTTGCATTTGCTGAGACAGTTGCTTGGGCAAATTTCTCTCAGAAACTGAGGAGCTGGCCTTCGCTGCAGGCTTTGGCTTCGGAGGCTTAGGCCACTCCTCTATGTGTTTTATGTTCTTAGTATTATATATATTATCCACCTTATATATAGGGGGTGAAATCCATTTCGTCCCCCCCCCCATGAAATTCATTTCGTCCCCAAAATATTTTTGAAAACTCATGTCAGGATTGGCGCGTTCCCAGGCAGCAATATGATCTTTTTTCTCAGCAAATGTGGCCTTAGTCCAGATGAGGCGATGGGAACATTTTTCCCTCTCAACTATGATGAAATTGAGCGCTTTGAATTTTTCGAGGTATTGCTGAACACGACGAGGGGTCTTTCCAGAAACTTCTGCCAGATATGCATTGGTGGCCCAGCAGAATCCCCACTCCATCAGCGCTGTTAAGAGGCCGTAGAAAACTCGAGCTCCATCACTAAGCTCAGGATGTGTTGCTATAAATTCCGGGATTGTGCGATCATGTCCTGGCATGGATTAATCTCCTTGTAGTGAGATGGAAGGGATCGCCGCCAAGCAACCAGCCTTCTGTCTCAGGTTTATATGTTTCCCCATTTGTAGCAGATAAAAAATCTTCAGTCAACGAAGAAGTTGGGCCAGGGTTTACAGCCCTGGCCTTTTTATTACCTTCCAAGAATGCCTTTATTTCGCACAGAATCGAGCTAGGTTCAACGATCTCATGTTCATTGGTGTATCGGACTGCCCTAAACTATATAATTCAATGGACAGCGAATAAAGGGCATAGAAAAGCCCTTCTTCTCTACCACCCCAACCATGGAGTGTATCGGTAAGCAGAAAAGAAGGGCTAAGGCTTAAGCGGCGTGTTTGCCCTGCCATCTCATAAAGGCATCGAGGATCGCTGTTCTATTAGAGGTCAGCAGCGTGTCGATGGTAGGGTACAATGGCTTTATATTTTGCCAATCTGTGAGAAAATCTACCATATCTTTCTCGATGACGACAGCGTTGAGCGCAGGGTCATTGATCATGATATCTGAGGCCTTATGTGCTAACTTGGCAAGTTCCTCACTTCCTAACTTAGCATGTCCAGAAGATATGATCTTCTTGCACTCTGCAACATCCTTAGCCTGGACCTCGATAGTCTGCTCTGCCTGCCCTGCATCAAACTCCTCTTGTAGGTACAGCTCGCCAAGTTGCTCAGAAAAGTTCTCTCTTAAGACCCTAGCCTCTGCACATTTCTCCAGCATGACTTCAGGGTGAGTCTTCCAGCAGCTCCCCTTGTCATTACCTTTGGCATCTTTGCCATAGCTAGACCACATCGCAGTACTACAACCTTCTGCCAAGATCCCATTAGGGGTTAGCTTACAGATATATTTAGTAGCGCTCACAAGCTTCCCCTTCTCATCATAGACAAACTCTGTCTTCTTCGATGATGGAAAAAACTGCCCTGTCCTATCAGCTATAGACCTCAAGGCTTTGATCGATGTTACATATTGGTTCTTCCCTCCATACTTGATGACCCAAATGTTTTTCAAGAAAGGATCGAGCCCTAACTTCTTGTGCATCGTAAAGTAAAATAAAAGTTCTTCATCGCTGACGTTAGGCAACACCTGGTCCCTTATGTAGTCAATGAGTTTGTTATCCCACCCTTGATTTTCAATGATGGCTAATGCTGTTGAGGTCATATAAAATTCTCCTGTCTTTAATTTTTTTGAGCTAGATTTTCTTATCTAGCATTTTTTTTATGGTGTCTAGTTGAATCTGCATCTTCACATGCTCAATGTTAAGTTTATTGAGGATGATCCAAATTTCTGCGATATAAGAAATACCCTTTTGGGTATATTGGAAGGCGGCATCATCTTAACCTCCGTTTTGATGGTTGTCCTTTCGATAGTTTTCCCTGCATAGACTCACAACAGTCTGTGCAGGGTTTTTTTGTCTATTCTTTCTGCTTCTCTCCCTTGTCTCCCTTCCCTCCCTTTTCTTTGCCTTTTTCTGGCAAGATCTTGACGAGGATGCAATACTTCCTTAAGGTCTTGATCATCCTCATGGACAAGTTCTTCTGATTAGATACTTCTGCTAACATCTTTGACATCTCGCACACGGGCTCATATGTATATTGCCCATGCCAATGCTTTTCCCTGACGGTAACTTCCATGCCTTACTCCTCTAAAGGGTTAAAATATCTATAACACTCTAACATCGCCGCCGCTATGCCCATTAATTCTGTGGTGTAGCGAAACTCTCTAGCATGAGGAGGTCTTCCCTCCTTATTCAGCTGGTAAAATATAATCCTATCGCTCAGATTTGACACCCCATTTTGCTCCAGTAGGTAGTGGTACAATACCCCCTGTAGGGCCCATGTGAGACCTATTCTCTTGGTGTAAGAGGCTGTCGTCTTCCAGTCTACGATGATAAGTTCGTCATCTTCCTTAAACTTCACAAGGGCATCAATCTGCCCTGTGATCTTTAGCCTATCGTCATAATATCTCCTCTCCATCAGCTCAACAGATGCTTTGGAGTCCATCATAAACTGACGGAAACTGTCGAAATACCCAGCTGCGTTGTCATCAACTATCACAGGGACACATTCAAGGTACAGGCTGATAGCATCATGCACCTTGACTCCTATGCATCTCTTATTCTCTAAAACATCCTCAGGAATACCCTTAAAGTCATTCCATGGGGCCAATATCTCTGTCACTCTCGTATATCCAGGGCGAATCTGTTCGTCCATCTTTTCCTCCGTTATTTTTTGATCCATGAGAATCTTATTTCATGAGCTCATTTCTTCGCAACATCTTTCGAGAAAAATAAGTTGTTAAATAAATCCTCATCACATATGTCTGGGTAAAATTCAATTTGAGGTTAGCGATGTTGAATCTCAAAATAGATGGACAACCGATCCCCTGGCAGAGACCTGGGTATAAGATGCTAAGAAATGGAGATAAAAATATCAGTTTGGTATATGACAAACAAAAAAAAGAAAAGGAAATGATCAGGTGGCAACTCATGCCACAATTCACCATTCCTAAGATTTCCTCTCCTATAGCTATGGAAATTACCTTTGGCATGCCAATCCCAAAGTCTGCATCTAATGCCTTGAGGGAGCAAATGATAGCTGGGGAAGTACGCCACATGAAAAGGCCTGACATCGACAACCTTACGAAATTTTACCTCGACACTATGAATGACTTTATCTTCGTTGATGACTGTCAAATATGCTCTTTGAAAGTAAACAAAGTCTTTTCAGAACAGCCCTCAACCATTATTTTAATAACTCCACTGATAAAAAATGTCTTGCAGGACAAGGCAGACGAAGTTCTAGAGAGAGAAGATGAATATAATTTACGAGACCCTAGATGGGGAGAAGATCATAGAAGTTGTGTTGACAAAAAAAGATATGTTTTTAATACAGGAGAAGATGATCAGGTCAAGCCTGTTTGAAATTGAAAATGAAGTTTACAACCTAGGTGTGCGCCTAGCAACAAAAGGGGAAGAAGAAGATGCCACTAATCAGGTCAGGAAGCAAAGAAGCAGTAGGAGAAAACATTAAGACTGAAATCAGCGCAGGCAAACCAAAGAAGCAGGCAATCGCCATAGCGCTGAACACAGCTAGAGAGGCAGGGGCAAACATCCCTACAAAGGGTAAGAAGAAAAAGAAGAGCGCCATATGAAAAAAGAGCAGGACATAAGAGGCGTAGTGAAGAGGCAGAAAATGTACTCCACACTAGCTCGTAGAGAGGGAAAATATGCCTTGAAGAAAGAGGGGCAAGAGGAAAAAGAGGGCGCTCCTGAGATGGCGAAGGATAGCGCTAGAGAGGCAAAAATATCATTTGAGTTTGCCAATAAGAGAAAAAAGATCGCCAGTCTGGAAGAGAAAAAATTAAAGAAAAACAAAAAAACAAAAAAGAAGAATTAAAGATGACATATCAAGATGAACGCAAGCCTATACAGCCAGTAGAAGTTAGCCAAAAATACATGGCATGGAACATTAAAGAAATTAGCGAAAGCCTAAAAGCTATATCTCAGTGGTTAGAACTTTTAGTCAAAGCTCAATTGCAGAAAAGGGCTAGCAACTCTCCTCCTGAAAGGGCTAGCAACTCTCCTCCTATCCATACTATGCATGATAGAAATGAAGAACTACCATTTTAAGAGGAGAAAAAAAATGAGATTATTTGAATGGATAAAGGCTAAATGGACAGGGTTGAACAAACCTACAGAAATTTATTTTACTTTTTTTTGCAATAATGATGAAACAGATTGCAAAGATAATGATGAAACAGATTGCAAAGATGAAGTTGAGAAGAAACTAGAACAGCTTGATATGTTTTATGAATCTTTGGAAGAAAAGGTAGAGGACCTTAAAACAAGGAAATTGGTTAAAACAGGGACAAAAGTTCGTAAACAAAGAGTAAACAAAGATTCTTTAGTAAGAAAGTTTAACACAGAAAGAATTGGATATGATTATGATTGTGTTACGACTAGTAATGATATTTACTTAGATTATTTAGATTGGTGTAAAGAAAGAGGACTAAGACCAAGGACTAAACAAGCGTTGTTTATGTGTCTAAATCATGAATGGAGAAATAAGCCTCCATTTTCAACCAACATAACAATAGATGGAAAAAAAGATATCCATTCATATGGAAATGTGCGATTAAAGAAAACTCATGAAGAGTGCATTTAATGCAATCACTCTCTGACAAACAGCTCTTTTCCTTAAGTGATTCAGACGCAAGAATGAATATTTGGGAGGGAGCTGTTCGCTCAGGGAAGACCTATATCAGTCTTTGGAGATGGTTAAAGGAACTTACCTTTGGCCCTCCTGGTGAGTATTGTATGATTTCCAGGACCTACGACACATTCAAAAGAAACATTCTACCTCAGCTCATCCATATGATTGGATGCCAGGATGTTAGATACTACTCTGGCAAGAGAGAGATGCATATTTTTGGTAAAAATATTCATGTTGTGGGGGCCGACGATGAACGCAGTGAGAGCAAAATTAGGGGAGCCACCTTCCAATCTGCCTATGTAGACGAGGCCACAATTATTCCTGAAAGTGTATTTAGGATCCTTATCAGTCGGTGTGCGATGAAAGGGGCGAGGATCTTCGCCACCACTAACCCTGACAGCCCCTATCATTGGCTAAAAAAAGACTTCCTCACAGACAATCCTGACGTCAAAAGCTGGAAGTTCACTCTTGATGATAATCCCGAGCTCACGCAAGACGAAAAAGACTACCTCAGAAGACAATATAAAGGCATTTGGCATCAAAGATTTATTGAAGGAAAATGGGTACAGGCTGAGGGAGCTATCTATGATTTCTTTGACTCTGACATTCATGTCATTGACTTTCCGCCTGGTCAAGCTGAGTTTTATATTGTTGGCGTGGACTATGGAACCACTAATCCTTGCTCTTTCGTTCTAATAGGGATAAACAGATCCAAATATCCTAATATCTGGGTTGAAGATGTTTACTACTGGGACAGCAAGGTAAAGCAGAGGCAAAAAACAGATAGCGAATACGCTGAAGACCTAAAAACCTTCATTCAGGGACTATATGTCAAAGCCATATATATTGACCCATCAGCAGCCAGTTTCAAGCTGGAACTAGGGCGTGAGGGAATTTCTAACTTATTTGATGCAGAAAATGAAGTACTAGATGGAATTCGCTTAACGAGCAAATTTCTCGCCAACGGTACATTAAAGATCTGTAGGAAGTGCGAGCCTTTGATCAAGGAGATACAGGGGTATGTTTGGGATCCTAAGTGTGGAAAGACTGGCGAGGATAAGCCTTTGAAGGACAGAGATCACAGTTTGGATGCGATGCGATATGCGCTCTATACACACTTTTTTGGGAAAGAACAAACGAGGATGACTCCCCAAGACCTAGAAAGGCTGTATGCTGAAGCCATGGGAGGGCCAGGTCTTCCAGCCCCATTTAGGGACGTGACAGGACTCGAAAATAGGTTTATTTAGATATCAATCTGCCAAGTTTTTTGTCAATTTTAGTAACAGATTTAATCTCTAGATCTTGTAAATGTTTATTTAGAGCGTCACTAGTTGGGGCAGCAGGCTCTTTTTCATTTTTAATTATATAGGTAATTCCGGAGGCTACAAGTATCAATACGACGAAAAGAACACATGCCCAAAATTTGGCATTCGAAGGGAGTTCCATAATTTCTCCTATATAGTTTTGACAGGGACTTCAACCTCAGCGGAAGCGTCTGTCTTAGCTGTTTCATCGACTAAATCATTAGCATAACCATGAGTGTCAGCGATGGTTATATTGATTGTACAGGAACTTAGGATGAGGGATGACAAACCAAAAGCTAAGATAAGAAATTTCATCTTGACCTCGTTTTTCCTTTGGTATATCATCTTCCTGTCTTAATACATAGGAGGATTTAATATGTCCAATATTCAGCTAGAATTATTTGAAATTTCAGAAACTGAAAGACTAAAAGACGAGATTCGAGGATTGGAAAAGAGCCTCGGGAATGTGCGTAGGGGCATGTTCAGCAGGCATGACGAATTAGAAAAGAAACTTGTGGAGACGAGGGAGAAGTGTGAAAAATTTGAAGACGCGATCCATCAAATAACAGAGCGCATGAGGCATTATGAGGAGGCTTTATTCCCTGTGCTAGCAGGGGGAGTTGGAGCTGCTGGTGTTGAGCCAGGGCTGAGTTCTATGTTTATGCCTGTCTCTTCTTTTATGAGATCTTCGCAGGCTTCTTCTACAGGATTATTTGCTCCCCAGAAGTAGATAGAGAGTAGGCCTACTATGATGCAGGCGCCTACGATGATAGCTAGAAGAGTAATGCTCATTTGGAGACCTCATTTGTGAATTTTTTTCATTCTATATGAATCTTAAAGGAAGTACAATGAGAAAGCCTTCTTTTACCCAATGAGCGACACACAGAAAGACGTATATTCGGGAGTCCCATAGACAGTCACATTTTTTACCCCTCCTGCTATATTTATCAGCACTGAGAGCGTATCATTCACATTGAGATAGCATTGGGTGCTAAGGTTCCAATAATTGCTATGTTGAGCAAGAAGGTCGTAAATCCCTGGATAAGGATTTGATTGCTGCATAATTAGACCAGCCCCATTGAGGATGATATAACAGCCTGAAAGGAAGTGGGTGTTGTCAATGTTGTTTGCAGTCACATGCGCTGTTACTGCATAGACACCAGCCTGGGAAGCCTTAAAGACGCCAGTAGTGTTGTTATAATTTGATTTTGTGTCATATAGGACATTATCAAACACTATCTGATATACAGTGTTGTCCCCTGTAACTCCTCCAGTAGTGGCATTTCGATAAGCTTTCATCATGGGCTTATCAGGGATGTTTCCTGTTAAAGAAACTTGCCCTGCAGCAACGTTGAATTGTGACGCTGTATATGTGCTAACTCCCTTCCCCCCTCCATTCGTTGCGTTGTACGCTGTAATGGTCGAAGTGTTTGTGAGGGCTACGCCATCAACTTCTATGCCTTGAGTTGTGTCCCCAAGGATCTTAAGGTTTCCTGTGATGTCAGGACCTACGACTACGTTATCATTCCCTTTGACAGTCAGAATTCCAGCAGCTCCAGCGATTGCAGAGACGAATCCATTAACAACAGTAAAGTTGGTAGAGTTGAACGATGCTACACCCTTTGTAGCTGTAAGAGCAGTTCCAGCAGTGGCATTAGCAGCATTGATTGTGACAGTGTGCCCTGCTAAGTTTCCTATAGTATTTAGCCCTTGATTTGCTGTCGTCAACACATTGATGTTTCCA